ATCACGTTGATTTAACCGGCCCCTGGGACGACACAGAAGAAATCACTCCGGAGCACGAAATTGACAACCCCAGGTTCGAAGACATCCACACCCGCGAACGCTGGGAGCAAATGAAGCCGCTGGTGGAACGAATCTGCACCGAGCGGGAGAAGGCAGTTTTAAACTTGACCTACTTCAGCGGAAGGAATTTTCAGGAAATTGCCGAGATGCTGGATTTAACTCGGTCGGCGATTCAGCGCACTCACCGCGTGGCGCTCCGAAAGATTCGCGTCGCGTTGCTGGACCAGGGGCGACTACTCTCTGAATAATTGCGACTTTTATATGTCTGAAAATACTCGCCATAGACCTGGGGACCCACACGGGATTCGCTCACAACCTCGCCGGAGCGGATACACTTACTGCTGGGACTTGGACGCTAGCAACGGGGGCGGAAGTTACTGCCTGGGGGAAGGAACGCTGGACCCGGCGAAACGACCCGAGGATTCATCGATTTCAGGAATATCTGGTTTCACTTCCCAAGCCCGATGTGGTAGTCTTCGAGGACGTGCAATTTTCGACTTACACCCTGCAAACCCAGTTGTGGGCATCATTGCGGACCTGTGTATGGTTGACCCTTGGCAAATCGTGCTTGCTGGAATGTTTGCCAGTCTCCACTTTAAAAAAGTTTGCCACCGGGTTCGGCGGCGCAACAAAAGAAGGAATGGCAGCCGCCCTGTTTAAACAGTCCCCAGGATTTCGCGGACAAAAACTAGACGACAACGCCATTGACGCAATATGGATTTTCAAATGGGCACAAACACACCTATCTCGCGTAAAGTTCCAGTGAAGAATCTCAATCAGTCGGAACCGATTCAGCTTTCCAGCCGGGAGCTTTCGACCCGGTTCATGATAGACACTTGCCTCCAGGTGTTCTCCACCGCTGGCGCGGTAATGAGTCACTGGATGCGGACCCCACCCGGCGTGAACATGTTCGGCATGCCCGAGGCTGCCCCCGCAGAGGTTCCTCCGCTGACTCCCGCCGAGACCGAGACCAAAATCGAATGCGAGAATACACTTCGCGCGGCTGCGAACCGCATTCAGAAAATCATGGATGACGACGACCGCTGGAGCCTGGAGTTTCAGAAGCGGACCGAAAAGCATTTTGAAGACATCGCACAGAGACAGCGGGACGTCCTCGATATGCAACGCAAGTCCGCCGAGGAACATCTGCTGGCCACCCAGGAAGTCTCTTCACCGCATTTTCGCTACAAGCCCGCGCTCTGCCGCCTGTTGGACGGAAACTGGCTGGCCTACCTGGGCGACATCAATGACCTGGAGCACGCCTTAGTCGGTGTGGGTCCCACGGCGCAAATCGCGCTCGAAGCTTTTGACGGAGCCTTTAGGGGTGTGCTACACCCAGCCACACAGGAGTGGTTAATAAAACGGGAACAGAACCTAGAAACCGGGGCCGAAGACGCTCCATATCCTAAAACACATGAGTTGGACCAAAACGCAAATCGACACCTTGACGAGCCTCCGGCAGGAGGGTTACAGCAACCCGGCGATAGCCACCAAGATGGGCAAGAGCCTGGATGCGGTGGTGAACAAAATCCGCCGACTGAGCCTGAGCCGCCCATTGACGGCTGGGTCCGCTGACCCTGCTGCTCCTGCGCTCGCGGCGGAAACCGAGATTCCTGTTCTCCAGGAGCCAGTCACGCTGCCCCGGCCTACCTTCGGATATCTTCCGTTGGAAGTCGTGAACACCGGCGACTGGATTCGCCACGGACTGGTCGCAGACACACACATGTGCTGCAAGGAAGAACGCCTCGCAGAACTGCACGCCCAATACGACCTTTTCAAAGCCGAAGGACTCACGACCGTGTTCCATGCGGGCAACCCGATTGACGGCTATGTGGCGCGCATCAACGGTGAAAGTGTTTTCTCCTCGACCATCGATGGACAGGCGCAATACTTCGCCGACAACTATCCGCAGCGGGAAGGCATCACGACTTACTTCATCACCGGCGACGACCACGAGTCCTGGTTTGCTCCCGGCTTCAACATCGGGTCATACATGGAGCTTGTCGCCCGCAAAAATGACCGAAAGGATTTGCGCTATATCGGTCACGTCGAAGCGGACGTCGCGATTAAGGCCGGTGCCGTGCCGACTATCATCAAAATCATGCACCCCGGTGGTGGTTCAGCGTATGCGCGCAGCTACACGGCGCAGAAGATTGTGGAGTCTCTGGAGGGTGGCGAAAAGCCGTCTATCCTGGTGCTGGGCCACTATCACGTCTCGAACTACATGCAAGAGCGCAACATTCACGTCGTGTCTCTGCCGGGGTTTCAGGACCAAACAATTTTCGCTCGCAAGAAACGCCTGCGGATGGAAGTCGGCGGGGCGATTATGGAATTCAAAGTGAACCCGGACGACGGCTCTGTCACCCGGTTCAGAGTGGAAATCAATCGCTTTTTCACGCGCGGATACTACAAGCGGTTCATCCGTTCAGACGCGAGGTTGATTAAGGGCCAGCTTGAACTGACCCCCGGTTAAACAACCGGCTTGTAGATTTGATTCAGCAAACGTCCGGCTCCCGGCATCGAGCCCGAAGTCGGAGCCCCAGGGCTGATATTCCCAATCCGGGCAGCCATAGCTTTACGCTGGACGGAATTCGGGGCAGCCGCGACAGGCGAGGAGCCTGGAGCCATTCCCGCAGTGACCTGAGGAGGAGCTTGAAGCGTAGGCGGAGCCAATCCATTCGGGACCGACTTCGCCTTCAAAACTGGATTGTGAATTCCGGATTTCGACACCGCATGGTCCACGATATCAAAAGAAGGCGCGAGTTGTGTGAGCTTCCCGGCCTTGTCGGCTGCCATCAAATCTTGGGGGTGCAAATGCAACGAATTGAAAATGACCCCCAGGTGACCGTTCAGAGAGCGGTAAAAGCCGAAACCGGCTTGCGTTAGAGCATCCTTGTGCTCCTTGATAAGTTTCGCTTCCTTACGGTTACCAAATTCTTTTAACGGGGCGGACACGGCAGCCGGGTTCCCGGCAATCAATGCCTGCATCGCGTGAATCTTCAGAATCTCCGGGGGCAGCCGGTCGTCCTGGGTGCTAGGCGTCTGGGACGCGTCAGGGGATGGAGCGGCAGCGATGGGTGCGGGGGCAGCAGCGGGTGGGGCAACCGCAGCGGGAGCAACGAGACCTGATTCAGTGCCAGTCATACTTAACAGTCGCTATTTGCGGGCTCTGGGTCGAGCCTGCACAAGCCCCTGGCGGCTCTTTTCCTTCCGGTCGAGGTGTTCTACCACTTCCTGCCAGAACGGGTCCTGGGAGTAGATATCCGAGGCAATCCGGGCCGCTACCTGCTGCTCCCGGGTGTATTCTTTCTGCAATTTAGTGTTTACTTTCATCGGATTGTAACTTTAAAGTCATCCTTGTTTCGACGTTGGTCTTTCGTCCCGTATTGAGACGCCGGGAGTCCTATTTGATTGGATATGATTGCGTCCGCCCACGCAGAAGCGTCAACAGGCGTCAAAGGACTGGAAGTAATGGACTTACCTCCGCCAATCAAGATTCCACCGTTTTTGTCTTGCACTGTCGCTTTGACTAATTTCATACCTGGATTATACTGCACTCCGGGCCTTGGCGCAACTAGATTCATCTCCTGCTGTGCGTTCCGCTGCTCAAACCTTTTCTGTAGTTCTGGGACCTTTGCCATCTCTTTACGGTAGTCCCCCAGGTCGAGCCGTCCCCAGCCCTTGTCCGCCCAAAGCTGCTTTTCAGCGAACCAGAGAGCCCCTTGCAGAGCATCGGGCTTGATATCCATCTGATTGGCAGCCGCGCGGAATACTTTCTGAGAAAAGTGGAAATCAGTGTCTGGCACTCCGGTCGCGTTCTTCGGCAAAATCCGCCACCGGTCCTGGTAGTCCTGGTAACCCAGGCGTCTCATAGTCCGGTCAGCCCATACGTCGATTGTGGCCTCGTGTTCCGAGCCAACCAAGTTCTTGATAAAATTCTGAGTCTTCGGGCCGGTCGTTTGGTTTAGCCACCGGCGCGCAAGAACCTGGAGCACCGGCACGGAATGCATCCCGTAATTTTTTCCATTCGATTGGCGAGGCGCGAGGTCGTGCTGGTCAATCCACTCCGCCATGAAAGTCGCCTTGGTAGGCTTCACAGGCCGGTCTGACTCTGGAACATTTTTGTTATACCAGTCCTGCCAGTTGTCCTCGTCCGCCATCTTCATGCCCTCGTTGAACTTAGCAATCTGTTGGTCGAACTTTCCGGTCTCGAAAGATTTCAGAGCATCGTAGGCGAATCCAAAATTCACATCCGGTGTGGTGTTCGGCGAAGTCGCCGCGAGTAGTTCAGCGAACAGTTGCGCGTTCTTTCCAAAATTTGCTTTGAGCTTCGGGACAAAATCAGAATACCATTTCATCCCGTCCTTAAACGCCGGGTGGTCTTGCCATTGCTTGGCAAAATCAACCACCTTCTGCGCGTAGGCTTTGATTGCCTTCGGGGACTCCGCACCACCGTTTGCTTCTACGAGCGGCGCGTGAACGATATCGGAGGTTAGCTCCGGCTCTACCAGCTTGCCCTTTTTGTTTCGGACCTTGTTAGGAACGACTGCCTCAGGGTAGTGTTCCAAAAGGTCTTTGTTCGACATCGCCATGACTTCCGCTTTGCTGAACGCCTGCGGGGCGATAGCTGCACCGAGTAAATCTCTTTCTTCTGGAGTGTTGGGCTTGAACTGAACCCGCTTGTCGGTATCGATTCCCATGCTGAACGCGGGACCATCTTTGAGCTTCGAATAAAAATCCTGCTTCTCTGCCTCTGGCCCAACAACAGTTTTCGAATGGTCGGCAGGGTTAATCGTCCCGTCACCGTAAAGAATACCGTGTGGAGTAAGCACGCTCTCTTGGCCATACTTATTACCCCACGCGGTCGCTTGCTCCGGGGTCATGTTGGGCACCAGAAAACTTTTTCCCTGGTCAACGCCTTTGTAATTTCCGCTCACCTCGGTAGGAGTGAAGCCGTCGGCTACAAGAGCTTTTTCTAAATTCTCGTTTCGCAGTTCGTTGTGCTCGTTGGTGCCGGGGCCTAAATCTTCTTTTGTCGCCGTGAAGATTGCCCAGTTAGGAGACTGGAGCGCGCGAGGAAGTGTTTCTTCGCTCTTAAAATCTTCCGGCTTAGCGGACGGTCGGTATTGGACGTCTGGAGCGTAGCCAGCTTTTTGTAGCTCCTGCTGTCTGGTGAACGCTTGAGACTCCAGACTGCTTCCCTCGTTCGGTTTAGCGACATACTGCTTTAGTTCAACCGCACGGTCTTTTGCCTCGTCGCGGCTCAAAAATTCTCCCGCGTTGGTAGTGAATCCTTCCGACAAGTTAGGGTCCGCCTTCCAGGCTTGAAGCATCAGGTTATCCGGAAGGTCACCGTTCTCGTCCAACCGACTGGCGTATTTTTCTTTCAGATACTCCAGCTTAGCAAAGGCATGCATCGGGCCTTCGTAAATCTTACCGGTGTCCTCGTCACGGAGTGCAGCCATCTTTACCGCGCGCGGGTTTGTTTCATCGGGCCGGAATTGAATCGGTAGTTCATACGTGGGCTGGTCAAGCTCACCCACCGGCTCCGCCTTTTTCACCCACTCATTGGGAAGCACAAAATCCGTGGAGGTGCCACTACCCTGTTTCAACGCGGCTTCGCGGGCTGCCTGTGCAATTTCTTTCGGCACTTCTACTCTGCTAACTGACGGGCCGAAAGAAATGGCGCGTCTCAAACTCGAAGTCCACCAGGAGCCACCTTCGCCGGAGCCTACTCCTCCACCTTTGCCGGAGTATAAAATCTGGGTGTCTTCATCAGCGGGCCGGAATTGGGCTGACTCTGCTTTCCCAGTCGCCTGAGGGCTCGTCTCAGTGACCGTAGACGACGGCTCCGAAATCAACGGGATGTGGTCCAGCTTTTCCCCCGCGTCGTAGGTGTGCAACGCTACGCCATCCTGGTCAACAATGTTCTTGCCCTTCGCATCCAGCAAATGCACGTCCATGTTGTCAATCTTCCCCAGGTTGCGCTTCACCATCTCTAGCACCGAGGGAGACAGCTTATCCCAGTCCTGCTGGCGAGCCTCCACTTTAAAAGTGCCGGTGTTCTTCTCGTAGTTCACGCGAGCAAAACCTTTTTGCAAAGCTTCGGAACGATTCTCTTCGCCGCTGGTCGTAGGCTTCAGACCATACTTCTCGGCCACATCAGGATTCTCGTTTACCCATTCGTGGTGCCACTGCCCGCCAAGTTGAATCGGTTTCCCGTCGGGGGCAATCCACGCCTTCGAAAACATCCCGGGTCCCTCCTTAAGCTGCCAGTCGTCTTTTCGCTTTCGGGGTTTGAACTGGGCAGATTCGTCATCCAAAGAAAGTTTCTGAAGATTCTCCGGCAACAGAAAAGCTTTCTGCTCCGCAAATGGTCTTTCCGGGGCAGGAACAAATCCGGCTTCGCCCTTCTTGGGAATATTACCTTCCGGGGTCCGGAGGTGCTCACCGAAGTTAACCCAGGAGTTTTGTCCGAGAGTCTCCGAAGCCATCGCAGGCTTCGCGGCATCCGAATACATCGCGGAGTGCGCGAGGTAAGCGTTAAGCTCCCCCTTCGGGCCGAATTCGTAACCCTCTTTTGCGTGCCCCATCACGTCGTGGACCGCGCGAAAAACGTCGTTATAAGGAAGCTCACGCCCGTTGACCTGGACGCCAGAATCCTCCAGCAGTGGATGCTTGGCAATCTCTGTGCCGGTTCCATAGCCCGCCTCAGTGGGAAAAAACCAGAGGTGATGGTTGTCTCGAACATCTGCGGTCATCTCTGCCGAGCTACCGTAGGGCTGCCCGGGCTTAGTCCAGGGCTCCATCTTATATCCGGCCTTCTCCAGAGCGTTCCATTGCTGAACGGTTTCGTCCGCCATCGCTTTGTAAGACGACTGGACTTCTGGACTGTCCGGCGAATGGGCCGCACTCTGATAAAAATCCGCGATACGCTTCGCCACCGCTTCATTGAGCGGCGTAGCGGCAGTAGGCCGGGTATACGGCCTGCCGGTGGCCTTCATGTATCTATCGGCAACTTGCTGGATGTCTTCATTGCCTCTCAACTCCGGACGGAATCCGGCAGGAGCCTCTATCACAGTCCGTCCGCTATCATTATTAACCGGTAGCCCCTGACTCTCTGCGGCTGAATCCAAAGCCCGCATTTGAGTCGGATTAGGTTTCGGACCCTCAATAAGAATCTGAGCGTCGGCAGACCCGCCATCGATATTAACTCTGACCCATTGTTTTTTATAGGCTAATTCTCGGGGGTCTTCTTTTGTGACCCCAGTTATGTATTTCTCCGCTGAATGATAGTGGGTAGGGGTCGCATCATAGAAATCTCCGTCTGGGGACAACCACATTCCTACTAGGTGAGAGAATCTTGACCATCTCCCCACGTTTTCTTTATCCGGGAGTAATTCAGGACGAAATCCGGCAGCCATCGTCAACGTGTTCCCCCGCAGCGACGGTGAACCAGCAGGCGCATGTTCAACGTCCGCCATGTGCTCCAGGTTCAGCCTGCGCCGTGCCTCGATGAAACTAGGCGCGTCAGAAAATTTGTTTAGCTCCTGTAAAAACGGATTCGGCTCCAAGACATGCTGGCCCTCGATGCCGAGCCCTTTCGCAGTTTCCCCTTCAAACTCCGGCGACTCTGCGGTCGGCGCTTCGACTCTACCTGGAAGGGTGGCTTCCGCGATTCGCTGCCCCGCGAGATTCAGCGGCACGACATCCTTCTTCATGATGCGTGCGGTAGCAGGAGTGGTCTGGCCGAACACCGCATTGATTGCGTCGGCAGCATCCTGCGGAATCACAGCAGCCTCGCCGGTGACTGGAGGAGCAAAATAGCCCTTCATCTTCGGCACCACGAGCGGCTGGCCGGAGCCTGCGCGACCAGTTAACTGGTTGCGGGAATACTTCTGGACTTGGTCCAGAATGGTATTCCACGAGTCGGGAGTAAAAGACTTGTCGTCAACGTTCCACCCGTCAGGTAGCTTCACCTCAGGGTGCGCGATAGAAAAATTCGCAAGCTTCTGAAGGTTCGCCGCGAGAACAGCATGCGAACCGCCATAGACCTGATACTTCCCGCCCTTGGTAACGTCGAAACGTTCCGGAGAGAATAACGTGGCCATAAAAGACCGGGTCGCAATCGGGAGTTGTCGCCAAGCCTCGATGACTTCTCGCCTGTCCGCGCGGCTGACCCCGCCGAGCGCAGCTTCCGGCAAATCGCCAGTGCCAGCCGCAGGTGCGGTTCCGCCCGCGTGCCCGTAGTGAATATCTACCGGCGAGCCCGAAAGAACTGCCTCGTTCAAAATTCCCATCATCTCGCGCGGAGACTTGGCAGCGCCAGGGAGCGCAACGTCCGGCGCGGTCTTCACGATTTCCTCGTGGCGTTTCTGTTGCTGCGTCGCGGCAGCGGGTGACCCAACCGGAGCTACCACTTTCGGGAGCTTGGACGGAGACACCAGCGGCTTGTTTACAGCCGACTGTTTCAGCCCTTGCTTCATCGTGGCGTAGTCGAGCGGGAAGCCCAGGTCGGAGTATCGGCCAGCAACCGGATTAAATCCGAGAGACGCCATGGTGCCCGCTACCGCGTGAGCGAGCTTGTCAGTGAGCGTCTTTCCATCACCGATTCCTTTATAAGCCGAATCAAAATTCTCAGCACGGACTTCGGAGCCCATGTATTGGTCTGCTACGTTGTTCTGCTCTTCGGGAGTCAGGGTGTGCTCCCACAAAGATTTGCCTGCCGCTGCGGCATCGGATTGCTGGCGTTGAATCTCAGAACCGGCAGCTTGTTTAAACGACTCCATGTCCGGAGTCTCGTTATTCTGGGTGAAGGTGTCGTGGACCTGACGGATTATTTTTTCCTTCGCTTCCGCGTCACCTCTGCCGGTCTGGTCAAGAATGGTAGCGGTGGGATTGTCGGTGCCTGGAGCGAGCAGGTCGGCATACCGCTGGCGCATTTGCGACCATACCTCAGGGGTATACTGACCCTTGACCGCGTCGTTAAGCTCCCGGACCTGGGTAGCGCCAACCACATCGTCAATCGCGTGCAGTGCGTCGTGCGGACCGGCCTCAACGTTTCGAATCACCACCACTTTCTTTCCGTTGATGGTAGTGGTGAAAGCGGCCTTGTCTGCGAAAGTATCTGCCCGGTCTGCGGGAATTCCCATACCCGTCAAAGTGTCGGGTAGATTGTCGGGCTGTCCTTGCTCCGGCCTGGGCGCATAAAAAAGTTCTGCGCCGGTTCCCTCCACTAGCTGCCGCAAAGCATTCACCCGGGATTTTACCCCGGGAGACGCCGAATCATAACCCGCGTCATGGACCGAATTAAGACCCGGAAAATTCTTCGAGTTGGGGGTGCGAATGTTCGAGCCCCACTCGCGTGGAGCGGAAATCAAACCGCTAATCGTGTGGGTCCCGGCATACTTCACGCCATGAGCGAGACCGAAAATAGTTCCAAACGGAGTGAACGATTCTCGCTCTTCCGGAGTCTCCGCAGTGCCTGCTTGCAGCCCGATATCGAATCCAGCACCGGCCAACGCTGCGCCAGCGGCACGAGGTGCAGCTTCAGCAACCTGTCGGCCCACGACTGCCAGGGAAGACTTAAGCGGGGCCGCGCCAGCAATCTGTCTTCCAATTTCCGAAAGCTGGTCGAAGCTACCGGCCACTTTGCCAGCGCCCGTAGCGATTTTTTCTCCGAGCTTCCCGCCCTTCTCCAAGCCCTCCATGATACCCAGAGGGATAGCAGCCGGATTTAGCTCACCAGCCGCGACTGCTCCCGCAGCAGCACCCGCCGCCTTTGATACTCCCGGAGCTACCGCGCGCACCGCAGTCGCCACCGGCTTCACCAGAGCACCGACAGCCTGCACGCCGCGTCCAATCGTAGCCTGGGCTGCCTTCTGGGCCAGTGCAGCAGCCGATTCAGGCACCAGAGCACCGGCAGCTTTGCCAACCGGGGCCAGACCTTTGCCCATCGCTTCAAAAGCGAACGGGTCCGCCTGGGCTAGCGAGGCCACTTGCTCCGGTCTCACTGCGGAGCCCTGCTGCTCCAAATTCTTAACCACCTCCGGACCCACCGCACTTAACAACGCGCCGTGGCCGGTTGCAATCTTTTGCTGCTGCTGAAGGTCGGCCAGGGAATCGAAAAGTGAATTGACTTTGTCTTGTTCCGTGTATTGGTCGAGCGGTTTGCCGCCAACTTTTTTCGCGAGGCGAACGGCTTGACCCACGAGGCCGGTAGTAGCCGCCTCAGTCGCTGAGGTAGACTCTGCGACTCGCTGCTGGATGTTTCGGCCTAACTGGTCTAGCGTGCCCGGGTCCGCGCCGAGCAGATGCCCGAGGCCCAAGCTAATCGAATCAGCGGCATTCTGCGCGACATCGCTCGCTTGAGTGAATGCGCCTTTGCCGAAACCCGCGATGCCCTTCGCCATGCCCGAAGCGGAGATTCCGCGATACCAGGGCTCCAGCTTCTGCTTGTGCAACGCGTCGGCAACCTTGGAGACCATCCACGGGTCCTTCTGAAGGTCGGGACGGCTGGAAAATTGTTCGAGGATTCGAAACTCAGGGTCCTGCTTCGATAACTGAAAAATCTGCTCCGAAGTAAAATCCTTCAGAGGGTCAACCTCTTTGGACTGGGGCTGGTCGAATGCGGCCTGCTGGTCCGGGGTTAACTGAACCTCTTGTCCAGCCGTAGGCGAGTTTTCATACTGCGCCTGTTGCTCCGGCGATAGAGAAACTTCTTGGGGCATTAGTCAACTTTGTAAAATTTTCCATCTGGACCACGCTGCACATTTCCAATCCCTTGAATAAATCGAACAGGCCCCGCTGCGGCAGCCCCAGGAGCAGAAACCAAACCCTTCGCGGACCCTTTGCTGAGCGGCCAGGGATTTTCCAAAAATTGTCCATTGGCAACTCGCGACTGCTCCGCGTCCAGAGGATTGCCGATGCCTGCGGTGCCCGCTGACTGAACCGCATTTTGAAACGCTGGCTGAGCGGCAGACTCGACACCGCGAATCGCTTCGTAGCCCATATCCACCAACCGCTGGCGCGCCTGGGGAGTAAGGACTGTTTCACCCTTAATCTTTTGCCAGACGTTTTTCATGTTCAGATACCGTTCGATTTTGCTCTGGTTCTGTTCCGTCTTCTCCCACTTGAATTCTCGCATCACGCCAGAGGGGTCATACATCTTGATAAGATTTTCAACCATCCCCTGGTCGATGACAGCCATGTTCGAGGACTGCTGTTGCTCGATAGGCATCTTCGCCACTTCCTGCGCGCGACTTACAAAAGGTGTGATGTATTGCTGAGCCGCTTCCCAGTTCGTCACGCGTTTATCCGCGCGCGCCGCAGTCTGGATGTCGTTCTTGACCTTCCAAGCTTCCGGAGTGTAAGTCAGGATGCCGGGAGTAGGCTTAGCAGCCGGAGCCGCAGGCGCAGATTTCGGAGCCACCATCGGAGCTTCACCGGGGGTGTGCTGAGCCACCGCAACCGAGCGCCGGTTCATCATCTCCTGGACTTGAGCGTCCGGCATAGAAGACACCAAGGCCGGACCATTCTCCGCACCTTCCTGTTCGAGTTGATTCGCTAACCCTGCCCGGTCTGCCGGATTGGACGCCTGAGGATTTGGAGTGCCCGCTGGCGAGACTAAGCCCGAACCTGCGTGCATGTCTTTAGCACCGGACACCGCAGAGGGGTCCAAAAAATATTGCCCGCGCGCCGGATGAAACTGCGGAAGAACTTTGTCCAACTGCTTGGCATACGACCAATATGCCGGAGAGCCGGGATACCCGCTCTCCACGTCCGGAGGAGTAACATTCTGGCCCTGCCAGTTCACCTTAGCCGTATACTTGCGGCCATTCTCTTCCACGGTCCGTTCGCCCACTGGAGTGAGCGCCTTCAACCAGGAATCGGAAAGTGAAAGCTGGCCGCGCATTTCGTTTCCACGAGCCGCAGCTTTCTTGAAATCTTCCGGACCAGGATTCGGGGGCATAGCCTCACCGAAAAAATGGCCGAACTGTTGGTAGGTATCGAGCCCGCCCGGGCCATACACAGCAGTCGCCTGTTGCGCCGCGAGATTCGTCTTCGCTAAAGCTGTCTGTTGCTCCACGAGCCCTTGCTGGGCCTGCGCTTGCTGGGCCGAGAGTTGGGCCTGGGCACCCGCAGCGCGAGCAGTATCAAGACGAGACTGCACCACATCAGGATTGACATATTCTTTCAGACTTTCCAGCAGAGCCTTTTTCTTCGACTGCCCCACTTGACCGATGCGGTCCAAAATATCCTGGTTGGTAATGAACCCCTTTCGGAGTGAATCAACAAGCTGCTCCACCGCTGCGGGTCCAACCACATTAGGGTCCGCAGAAGTGACGAGGGGCTGCCCGAGCGAGTTTACGCTGGACTGAGCGGTATCAGTAGGTCCACCAATTGCCATAAAAATTAAACTCCCATCGACATTATGTTTTTCGCAATCGAGGGACTCTGCATAGGACCGAGTCCAGATTGCACCGGCGAAATCCAGCCGGAGAGCCCGTAGGGATTCCACGACTGCGTAGGATTCATCCCGGGGCTAGTCGATTGATAAATGTTTGGCGCATACGACGGACTCAGCGCAGCGGCCTGCGAAATTCTCATTGCGTTCGCGCCCGCATCGCCGGTCTGCAAATTAGTTAGCTGCTGAACAGCATTGTTATAGTTAGGGTCAACCCAACCACCAGCCGAAGTCGAACGCGTCGAGGCAACTTTGTCCTGGGCAACTTGTAATGAACGTTGATACGAATCGTAGGCGTGCATCGCAGTGTTTTTTGCAGTAAGATTTTGAGCATACGCATTCGCCTCGATGAACGCCGGATTTTTGGTAGGGTCCTGCTGCTGCGGTGCCTGATACGCACCGGTGCCCAGCATGTTCTGAAAATTGGGACCGTAAATTGACTGGAGCATGTTTTGAATCAGCGGGTCCGACAAGCTCTGAATCCCCGGAGCCGCGCCCGGCGTAGGCATGGGGGCTACCTGCCGAGTCGCGAGACCCGGGTCACGAGGAGCCACTGGCGCTAACCCAGGAGTCAGCGACGCTGCGGTCCAACCACCAAGAGGAGAGACAGGCATATCGTTAAATCGCAGACAGAGCTAAGCCGCCTAAATCGGCAGCGTTACCCCCGCCACCTCCGCCGCCACCACCACCAAACCATCCGCTAATCGTAGGAATCGCGCTTCCGAGCGCAGACCCAGCACCACCAAAAGCGTTCCCCCACGCGGTCGCCTGACCCATGGTCCCACGAGCCGCAGCATCCGCCGAGGACTGCGCGAGTTGATTCGTAGCTCCAACACGGGCAAGCCAGATGTTGGCAATGTTCTGGCCGGAGAGTCCCGCATTCGGGAGCATCGAGGCCGAAGTGCCAAGCACGCTCTGCGTTCCACCGAGGTTCGCGAGTTGCGTCTGACTGAGCCGAGGGAAAAGCTGCTGCAAAATATTCTGCCTGGAATTTTCCAGGTTCTGCGCCGACTCAGAAAGCTGAGCGGCCTGCTGCTGGCGTTGCATCTGAAGATTCAGACCAGCGGTTCCCAAAACGGTCCGCAGCATCTGTCCGCCGATTCCTCTGCCGGATGCTCCCTGAGTAACCATGCCGGACTGTTCGAGACCGGCCTGGACAAGCTGGTTCTCCACGTCCGGAGGAAGTGTAGCGCCCGCAGAAAGTTGTTTGAGCGCGGCATCGACTAAACCATTCTTGGCTTCCGTCATTCCCGGCGTTCCCGCTAAAGCCTCCTGGGCTGCCTGGGTCCCCACCGCTCCCGATTGCTGCCCGATTTGCTGCGCCTGCGACAGCATTTGATTTTCTGATTGATACCGAGCTTGAAGCAAAGCCGGGTCAACCTGTCCCTGAAGCGCGAGACGCGCCATCGTATTCTGAATATCCCCTGCGGTCGCCTGCGCGTTAATCACCGAAGGGTTCAGATTATTGAAGACGAATTCACGCTGCTGGCGCAACGCATCGATTTGCATCCGCGTAGCGGTCTTCACCGCGTCCGCCTGAAGTGCGGCACCCGCTACCTGACCAATTCCTGAGAAAATATCGCTCACATTTTTATTGAGAATGCCTCAGCTACGGGATGATACCCAAGCTTGGCGTAAAGTCTTCGCATCCGTTCAATAGTCGGGCCGGTGGTCGCGGTGCAAACTACGTCATGACACCCGGCCCGCTTGCAATCGAATTCAAAATGATTCAACAGGTCGAGGGAATGCCGTCGTGATGTCTTATCGACAGCCCACAAACATTCTTGACCCCGAAGATGCCCGGTTAATGAATCAGGAAAAATCAATCCCAAGAGGATGCCTTTCACTTTCTCATTCACAGACGCCACATAACCTTTTCCAATTCCCTGTTGCAGCAAAGCAGTCCAGGTCTTCGCAAGGTGCTCGTGATTGGTCTTTAGCTCGAAGCCGGACTCAATCGCTGCCGCGTCGAGCACCGGCGTTAATTCCTTGATTATCCCGGAAAGCTCTTGATATTGAATCGGTCGAACCATCTATGAGAAGTCGCTGTTTTCTCACTGCTTGTAAAGGTGCCACAAAGCCAATTGAGGCGGATACGGAGTCGGCGAAGCAGGGTTAATCTGCACCCCGTCGGTCTCGCCGAAAGTTTCAAAAGACTGGCGCGCAGGCACCCCGGAGGGCACCGTCAAACTCGTTTCACCGTCGTGGTTAGCCTGCATGATGATTCGGCCACGAATGGTCTGATTTCCGTCTCCCACGACTGCCCAGCCGGGGTTACCAATCAAGGCGTCCGAGAGCAAGTGATACATCACTGCCTTGACGTCGCCAGGGACTCCGGAGACCGTGCGCCACTGATTTCGCTCGAACCAAATCAAGCAGGAAATATCCGTGTCGTAGTATTGCTGATACGCCGCAGGCGCAGAAGGCCGGTTCGCGGATGGGCCGGACAAAACGATTCCAAGGAACGGCACCCAAGACGTCCCGTTGAAAATATACCAGCCAATCGGGTTTCCGATGCTGGGGTCGATGTCGGTCTGGTCCTTCGTGGTCAACAGCCAAATCGGAGGAGTGCTGCTAGCCGGAGTGGACGCGCCCACGAAAAACGGAATCGTGAACGAAGCCGAGATGTCCTGGGGAACATAGCGATTGGTCGCGTCGTCCCAGACATACCACTGCGTGCCGCCCTTTAGCCAGGGGCCTACGTTTGAAGTGGGTTCCGTGTCACCGATGAAGATGAAGTTGGTTCCGTTGGGCGAAACGATTTTTAATCGCTTCACGATTTCCACCCGCAGGTCGTCCGGGCTTCCTTTAAAGGAAGCGGGCAACGGAGCGGACTGAATAATCAGACTGGTTGCTTGTAGGCTCATAATTTTACGTTAGGGTCATGTTACCTAGAGACAGAATCTGGACACCCCCGAGACCCGTGTCCGGAGAACATCGCACGATAAGCTCCAGCAGAATGTGTTTTACCGAATGCGCCGGTAAAACCAAAGACAATGTAAACGGAGTAAAGGGACCCGTTACTAAGTCCCGTAGGGGCGACTGAATGCTGCTTCCTGAACCGGGAATAGAATCATACAACTCCATGTTGAAGATTACTCCATCCTGGCCCGCGATATAATTGCAAACATTTCCATCGGCTTCCCACGCTGGAATGTGCCAAGTCAGCGTAACGGGATTGTCTGTCGGATTACATATCCGGGAAGTAAAACCCTGGGAAGTGGAAAGCTGAAAACAAGGACCGACGCCCGGTGAGAGTGCGTTAAAAGTTCCTGTTCCGCCCGCCATTGTATTCCCGGGGTCAGCCGGAGAAATCGTCCAGGTCAGGTCTGCAATATTGCTGGGCACACCGGCGCACTCGCCATCTGAAATAGCGATACTGTAGCTCCTAGAGCATATTTCCTGGTCCGTGCTAGAGTCCACGACCTGCACCTCGAAGGTGCTAGTCTGATTCGTAGTAGGAGTGCCGGAGACATGCCCCGCTGAATTCATGCTGAGCCCATCGGGCAGGCTACCGCTAATAATCGAAAACGTAAGCGGCGCAGTTCCTCCGCTAGCAGTAAAATCAAAAGTGTAAGGCGTGGTGGTGGCCCCGCTGGGAGGATTCGCATTCGTAAATCCAAACGTAATCAGCTTGTAGTAGAAAATCGCTACACGGTTATTCGCGCTCGTAACTGTGATGTTGTAGTGGAAAGTTCCACTCACTGTCGGGATGCCACTCACGTTTGCCGAAATCGGTGACTCTTGCGCAAACACCAATCCGGTCGGCAACGGGTCCCCGGCGTATACAAAAGTGCAAGGCCCCGTGAATCCATCCGGCGCGAGAGTAGTCTCTCCGAACATATCTCCAAGGCATCCATCTAAGTCGGTAGTGTCCCCTCCGCCACCTCCATCGGGAATACAGGTGCAGCTTGCTGCGTTCCAGGTGAACCCTGGTTCACACGGGCTCGTGATTAGCCCGCACGGCACACACTCACATAAGATAGCATTCCAGCCCGTTCCAGGAGGACACGTCAACGGAGAGCAATCAAAGTCTGTGCATACGTGGTCACTCAACGGAGTCTCGCCATCACCAGTGATTGCGGTGATTCGATAACATCCCGGCGTGCAGACTTCGAACGAGCTTCCAGAGAAGGCATACCAGTAGAGACTGTAAGGGCCGCTAGGCCCATTAGAACTTTTATACAGATTGTAGGCAACGGTCTGCGGGAACACAGGAAGAGCGACGATGGTATATCCTCCGCCTGGAATGGCGATAGGCGAACTTCGGGCCGACTCATGCCCCTGTCCATCGATAGCGGAAATCTCATAGTAGCCCTCCGAGCACAGCGCAATCGAACCGTTAGGAACGCACTCCGAAATTAAATTGTAAGGGCTGTCCGGATTATTCGGGTCTATTGCTTCATAAATCTGGAAACAGATTTGCCCGGGAACATTGTCGAACGAAAAGAATCTGCGGCCTCGCCCGCCCGCTCTGCCGCCCGTCGGTCCATGATGCCGGAGGATGTCGGGCAGAATTATAACCGGGCCACCGCTGCTCGAAAACTGTGCCTCGCAAATCGGTGGCGACACATACTCGATGCGCGGCTTGCGCAGAAATAGAGTGTCTAAGATTACGTTCATTCCAAGCCTAACGAAATAGTTTTAGGCAGAACCGAGATTAGCTCGTTCTCCGCCATCTTGGTGGCAATCACCAGAGCTACTCGGTCGGCTGCTCGCTGAGAAATAATGCTCTCAGCGACACCAACACCCACAGCAGAGAAGTCGCCGACTATGACGGTCTCGGTGACCACAGAATGAAAGTCCTGAGTCGGGGCCTGACTCAATGCTATATCGAGGGCCTCTTCAGAGGGTCCTTGAACTGATGCCCCGTCGAATCGAACCGCGCTTAGACTAGCCTCGTCCTGGCACGCCTGACCGTCGCCGGACTTATCTTCGGGCACGGTCAACGCAAAGGTGCGGAGAAATCGAACGGTCGCGGGTCCCTGGCCCACTACGAGTAGCTCGAAGCTCTCGTCAATATTCTCCACGTCTGGTCGCTCCGCTCCGCAGGAAGACAGAGAGCCGTTGTCGTCCTGTTGGTTCGCATCCTCAGACCGAATCACCCGAGACTGGGGCTTATAGCCGAACAGTTGCGAATTGATGTCGATTAGAATCCGGAAATTAAGGTTTCCCTTTTCCACAGAAATTTTCTTCGACATGATTTGACGGAACGCGCCACGAAACGCTCCAGCATAAAAAACTCCGATGTCCAGGTCTTCAGCGACACCGGCAAGGCCGACATCCACCCACTGGAATCGGCAACGTTGTGCCGGGAGCTTACCCGGCACCGGGCACGTCTGCCCGAAATGTGCGCGCGGTTGAAAGGCCCAAGTGATTGGGCAGCCGTTGTCCAGCCGGTCGGGAGTGAAAGATTCCCACAACCGATTCTTCCCGTCCGCATCTACCGATACGTGAAAAATTCTGTTCTTGTCCGCGATTTCTCCGTAGACCCATTCAACTGGCCGGGTGCCAGTCCAATGGCCGCACCAGGACGGGCCGGAGTCATCTGAGAGGGTCTCCAGACTGGCGTGATTCAGCACCCAGGTGTGCTTGTTATACACGTCCTCAGCCGGAACACTCATGAGTAAAAATTGTCCGAACGACGCACCGGCCACGAGGGAAGTATCATCGCTTAGCTGAGTTTTGCTCAGCATCATTTCGTTGTCGCGCACCGGCAGCCGTGAAGTCAGCTTGCCCGCAGTGGCAGGGTCCCAGATAGATACGCCATCCGGCGAAAACCAGCAGACCTGACCGTAATGGGCGAACGCGGACCGATTCGAGGTGCATCCCACCTGGATTACCTCGCGTTGAAAATTCTGAGTCGAGGGCCATTGTGACCGGTCGCGAATGTTGGCTTCGAGAATCGAGCCGTCCGATTCAGTAAACACCAACAACTGCGGGGCCTCGATGCTAGGCGTTTTCACCATCGCCGTGACTTCACTAGCGAAGAAAAACGCTGATGCGCCGCCGAGATAAATCTGTTCACGGAAGCTAAAAGGATTTCCGATATCGCTAGCCTGGACTTGATTCCCCGAGGCCACCCACAACCGGTCGCCCACCCATTCCATCGGACCACCTGAAGGAGTCTCGAACGGGTCCCCGCGAATCTGGCCGGACTGGTGCCCGTCATACCACGCGGGTGCAGACAGTCCTCCATCTTGAACGATGAGCACCGACTTAGGGATAATAACCCGAATCGCGGACGTGAGAGAATTGTCAATGCGCTCTGCCGACTGAGTAGTCAGAGACCAGAAGACCTGCTTAGCAGTTGGGGACAAGAGCACATTTTGAATTTGAACAAACTGAAGGAATGGCCAAGTCGCGACGTAGAGCACCCCGTCAATCGCGATGACAATCTGCTCCAGACCTTCCTGCGGTTTAAACAGCGCGGCTCCCTGGAGATTACCATCAGGAAGAGTGACGAGGCATCTGTTGCCCGGACGGCAGGATAACACCCCGCCGAGGTTAATCATGTTCAGCGCAGACCAAACGTAGCCGAGCGGAAGCTGGCCAGGGTCCATGTCTGACTTCGCACCCCGGAAAAAGGTGCCGTCAAAATCAATGATGCGTTGTCCGGCTTCACCCATTATCGAATGTCGTAATCGTATTTGTCACGAGGCTGACTCATGTCGATGACCTGCACCGGCATGAACACAGGCGGCTCAGCCTTCATTTGCGCTTCAAGCTCCAATCGGGCCGCATCTGCTTCAAAAGCGTGAGCGTCCGGAATCTGGTTGTCGCTGTAATGCTTTCGCGCCTGGACGGCGAGCAGCAACGCAATCCGGCTCTTCAGCGGGATGTGGTCGAACCGGCTAAAAAATGTAGGATTCGTTTTAAGGTATGCCACGCGCGCCCAATTGCAGCTTCGATTGAGCATGATGCGCCGATACTGCGGGGTGGTCTCGTCCGGTTCGTAGATGCCGAGCAACACGCCGGTCGCTCCACTGTCATCGATTGTCGAGAGCCGAATGTTTCCCTGCGTTCGCTGTTTAAACACTCCAGTGATTCTCGCGATTTCGGGGGCTTCAGAATCCGGGATAGCGACTCCGTAGATGGTTGGGACCCGGTAACCGTTGAGGGTGACACCGTTTTCAATCCGCCGCAGCACGTTCCCTTTCGAATCATAGCCATAGACAATTAACTCCGCGCCGTTATCGGCAGGGTTAGCCAAGTAGGCAACCAGCTTCGCCGGATGCACAAGGTCGCGAAAAGTGTAATGATACCCGCCCTGGTCCATCCACTTCCATTCGCAGACAGTCCGGCAGGAGCCGGGTCCGTTCAAATGGAATTCAAAAAGCTGTGCATAACCGAGCACCGGCTGCCCGCCGATGTTTACTCCGATGACTGTTTCGACTTCCCTCGGTAGAGTAATGCACTTGCGTCCGCAACCGGAAGGGTTGTTACAAATAGAGCCCACGCTTGCACACGAGCACCCGGCAGAGCAGACGTCGATGAACCCTTTCCATCCCTCCAGGTCTTCTTTGTTTGCAATGAGTCCAACGGCGTCACCGAGCCATCGAAAAAGTTTGGTGTCGTCGCAGACGCCAATGATTTTCTTGGCCTCGTCATAAATGTCGTCCACGCGGAACATTACTGGGCCTCCCGCTCTTCCATAAGCTTATCCAAAGCTTCCCCGGCCTCGTCGTAACTCTTAGCCGGAGCTTCGTCTTTCTCCTCCTTGACGTCCAAAATTTTTCTCACCTGGATGGTGCATTCGTAATACCGCTCGCCGCTGGGGCGTGGCGCAGACCGCTCGTCAATCTGCCGATAGTGAATCGTCATCTCGCCATCTTCCGGCAGGTCCAGGTCCAGCGGGCCACGATAGGTAAAGGTCGGAAAAATCTCGCCGCCCTCGCCGCCCGAAACTGGATTGGAGAACCCTCCCGAAGGGGGAACTGTCTCGCTCTGGGCTACCGCAAGTCTAATCGGTTTCATATTAAGAAGTCGCTCTATTTGGGTCGGGGAGATTCGTCACTACTAATTTATATTCGGGCACCCCAACGGTCTTATCCCCGCCGCGCGGGGCTTTGCACTTGCCCGTATAAACGTGCTCCGTGTCTCTCAACACGGGAATCGCACAACTTTTGTTTTTGCCGCAGCCGCCTCGATTTTTCATTCCAGTCGAACCCAGGTCATCACGGACCGAATGGCCTGATAGTGCATGTGCCCGAGGACCGTTTGTTTTCCGTAGATAGAAATTTGGTGATTATCTGAATCGGTGACCACAATTGCGGTGATGCTCAGTTGGCGATGCTCACCTGAGACAAGCCCGGTAATAACCTGCTCCGGGCCGATGTTAGCGGCTACGCTGTCATCCACCACTTGCAAAAAGGCTCCGTCAGTAGCTACCACAGCCCCCAAAGCAACGACGGTAATCACCACGTTCACTAAATAGGTCCCGGCCACAGGAGCCAAAAATTGCATGTTCGAAGTGGTGTAATCCAACACCGCATAGGTCACGTCCGGATTCGCATCCGAAGCGGACAGATTCGGCTGATACATTCCGTTGGTCGCGGTCGGCTCTGGGCCAGGAGAGCCAGCGGGACCGATAGGTCCGGGTATGCCTTGAGGGCCTTGAATCGTTGCACCGGGAGGGCCGGTAACAATCACCAGCTTGCCAGGAGTCACCAACGCGCCCGCGTTAGTGCTCGATAGCTTAATCAAAACGAGTGAGAGATTCCCATTCGCATCTGACCCGGCGACTTGATACCATCCGGAGGTATCGATGAAAAGGTAGCTGCCGGTGAGACCGACTCCAGGATTAAACTGGGTCTGAATCTGAACACTGGGAGCCGCTAGCGACGGCTGCGCGAAAGTGTGCAGCGTCACGCTGTATGCGTTGTTTCCGTTTGTGCCCGCGACGCCCTGGTCGCCTTTATCGCCCTTCAGCCCGGTGATACCGTCCTGGAAGAGCCGTAGAAAATAGCAGGCGAGCCCTTCGCTCACGCCGCGCGGATTATCCGGTAGCCCGACGTCCAGGCCGCACGGCAACGACCAAACGACCTTACCGTTCTGCTCCGTCTTGACCACTTCACCGAAAAACTGAAGCGTGAAATTTTCAATCTGACTGGGCAGCGTCTCGCACTGAGGCGTATTGTGTGGGCCGCTACCACACGGGTTATCGCACGCCGGTCGGCTGCAACTATCCAGCGGATTCGGATTCGGGTCGGTCTGGCCGCAATCTAAGCACTCTGGCATATCAGTTTATTAATGTTTTGACCACCGACTTCACGTCGCCATCCTGCGCTTCCTTCTGATGCGCGATGAATGCATCGGTGACTTGTTTACTCACGACAGGGTCCAGCGAGGATTCAGCCCACTTCAAAAAATTAGACCCGCCGAGAACAACCTGATGCAGGCCCTTGCCTGCAAGATTGCCCGCGATGTTCATCGCCCCCACCCCTACGGCAGCCCCAGGGTTAGCCGCAGACGCGACGGTGAGCGCGGTCTTCGCGAGATGCCAGCCGACAAAAATAACCACCAGGAATCCACCGGACCACAGAAAATATGGCACCTGGATAAGGCCGGTGCCTTCGATTTTCTTCCCGGCGTTGACGTCATTCGAATTTTTGAAATCGCTAATACGTTCATCTCGATTCGCCGTCGCATGCCGCAGATTAGCAGTCGCAATGTCGGCATTGGTCACCGCAGTCAGCGGAGGACCTAGCGAGGTGGACACAGCATCGGTCAGCTTCTCAGCATCGCGCGCGGGAACGACCACGTTAGTGGAAGCGCCGGTCGAAATGGCCGCATCCACCGTATCAGCCGCGCGTTGCTTCGCGAGATACGCCGCGCGCTTTTGAAATTCAACCTGTCGGTCGGAAAACTCAGGGACCTTGTGGACCTTGCTCTGGAAAAGCTCCACTCGCTTCGGGATAAGCCCGCAGCCGGTGAGCAACACCAAACTAAATAGGAGGGGAATCAGTGCCTTCATTCGGGTTTCTTGGTCAGGAGTTTTTTGATGATAATCGCCAACGTGCCCAGCCCCACCAGGATTTGAACCACGGTGAGGGCAGCGGTTAGCTCCGCTTGATGGGCTACCATAAAGCGCCGGACTCCTTCGAGCCCAATGTTGATTGGGATTAGAGCAAAAAGCTCTTTCCCTCGAAATGGTGACAACATACTTCTGTCAACTTTCTGCGGTGCCGTTATATCGCTTCCCGTCATTACGAATAATCGGTATGCGGGTGGTTTCATCCCGCGTTTTATCCTGGATGACTTCCCCCGGTTCCAACCGGTAGTCTACAGGCCAATGAGTCTCCTCCACCCCAGCCTCGTCCAAAACATCTTTCAAAGTCTTCATGTTTATTTATAAGCCGCAGCCAGAATCCCCCAGGATTGGTCTGGGGCTAAAACACAGGACGCATTCGTTACATCGAGCGCCCCAGTCGTTACCCTATGCTCCGCGCAGCCCGCCAGCAAAGCGCCTGAGTTCTCATCCCCGTGTGCGTTGCCGGAATCTGAAATCGAATATCCAGGTCCGGCAGTATGAGTAATTCCTGCTCCCCCGGTAAACTCTGCTTCGACAGCTACGATTACCCCTGCGGACGATGTCCCAAAAATATCCGTTGTGGGAGTGGCGCTCGTTCCGACTCCATCGTTGCCAGAATCAAACATCTTAAGAGCCAAGCCCGAAATCTCGTAGGCACAAACATTAAGCGCATTGACCAATACGCCCCCGTTTCCTACAGTGATAGTGAGGTTGCCGCTGACTGCCGCGACCTTAGACCAAACGGCGAACCGATAAAAAGTGTTGATTGCTGGAGTTGACGAATCGACCGTATAGTCGGACACTCCGTCTACACAATCCCCGTCTACTGGGGCCGCTGGGCTGGTGGCGACGATTGCCGCTACTACCACAATCATATTGCCTGCCGTGACTCCAGTTAAAGTCACGCTCGTAGTATCCGCCGAGCCTGACCCCCACTTGCTTTGCACTACCGCAGGTGTCTCCGGAATAGGAATCGCCGTGTCCTGGTTGAGCACCAGAAGAATTTTTCTTTCGATGCTCCACTGAGAATCCCCCTGTCTCCAGACGACGTCGCCGGTGGCGGAGGGAAAAAGTTGGTTAAGCCGCCGCAAGGTCTTTCGCTTTATGTTGTATAAAGTATCGCCCTGCGCAAATTGAGTTGATGTATCAGATGCCACGTTGATAAAAGAATTTAGCCGCTGAAGAATTTTTCTCGCAAGGTCCCATTCGGTGTCACCTTGCCGGAAATTTGTATCAGCGGCCATGTTGCGGATTCAGTTGTAAAGGGGTGAGCGGCCTAAACCGCCCACCCCACGTTTCCCCTACCCCGACGAGCGGTTACAGAGTCGGAACACCCGGACCAACAACCGGGGCTTCGTTGTCACCGCACACCCCAACGTTGATGAAGCTGTCGGCTCCGCTGAAGCTGGAACCATTCGCACTAGCGCAAGCCACGAGACCCAGGTCAGCTTGGCAGCGGCTGTAAAGCAGCGGCACAATGTGCTGAGGACGCAGCGGACGATACGCGCGGGTGATTTGGTATTTGTGCCAACCAAAGTCACCCCACTGGTTACATTGGTTGTCAATCTGGTAGTGCCACTCAAGCTCACCCATGTGAAGCTGGGGCGCGAATTTGAACGAGCCTTCGCCCACGTATTTCTCGGGGACGAGACGCTCGAACGAGCCATCGGCAATCAGGATGCCGAGTTCATAAGGCGCGGAGAGCCACGCCGGATTCGGTTTCGCGAACGCGACACCGCGCGAAGGATTCGCGACGATGACCACGGGGTCAACCAGGGCGAGCGTGCCGTCCGGATTGAAGCCGGTCGCGCGCAAAGGCCGCTGGTCCACGCCGAAGGCGAGGCCACGGTAAGCGGGGCTCTGCTCGAACGAGTAAGCCGTCAAGGTGGTTTCACCCATCTTGTATCCGCCAGTGGTCAGAGCCACCATCACGTTCTGGACGCCGACTTCGGAGCGGAAATATTCCACTTGGTCGGAGCCGCCGATGAAACGGAAGTGAGGCATGCCGCTGTCCTGGCCATACCACTCAGCGAACAAAACCTCGCGCATGTAGCGCGCGATGTAATGAAGCGCCTTGAAGGTCATGGGACCAGTGGGCAGCAACGGTGCGAACTTCACACCCAGGTCGGTTTCCAGACCACCGGTGAAAAGACTGTTGAAGTCGTAATTCGCGTTCGCCGTGAACTTGCTGGCGGAGCGCAGATACAACTGAGCGCGGATGTCCGCGTTGATGTATTGCACGACCAGTTTCTTCAGCGAGTCCTCAGCCATCACATAGCTGCCTTTGAAAGCCGCATAGCCTTTCTTAACGCAGATGTTGGGGCCTCGGCCACGGAAGCTTTCCAGGCGGAGAGTGAATTCGACAGTGTCGGTTAGGTCCTGATGACCGGTCTGACCGCAAATGTCGGTATCACAGACGAAGGTGGGAATGGCGAGAGAGTCGCCAGGAGCCGCCTGCATCTGGACAATCGAGCGGATTGCATCAGACGTGCCGGATGGGAACACCCCACCGGTGATTACGTTCATGTAAGGAGCATTGGCAGCCAGAGCCTTGGCAATGGTGCCGACGATTCGGTTTGTGTCCTTAGACGCAATATCACTGATTGCGCTAGGGTCATCGCAGAAAAAAGCCATAGTAAAAACTGTGTTTGAAGCCGAAGCTTCAGGTTTTTGTCGCTGTCACCCGCGACTCAGTTTCCACTGTTGGCCCAGCAGCAGAAATTCGTAAGGCCGATTCTCCAAGCACCGGGGGAGACCTGCTTAAGGTGCTATTTAGATGTCGCGGGGGCGACGGAATGCGTCAACCTCAATTTTGACTGCTGACTGAACTGGAAAACTCCCCAGAAAATCGATTCGGCTCCTTCGAGGGGTCAACGGGCTCCCTTTTACCCAGCCAATGAGCCCGCGAGCACTCCAGCAACGAGGTGTCCTTCACCCCGTGAACCCAGGCCACTGGTTTCTCTCGGAATTCGCGAAATCTCTCGTCAGTATAGTCCTTGGTGTGATACAGGCTTACGATTTCCGGAATGTTCGCAACACCCCATCGTTTAAACGCACTGAAAAGGTAATAATCCCATCCAATGTTCGCCGGACAACCGGAAACGCGCCGGACGAGCCAGTCCAAAAATTTGTGGTCAGTGGAAATCATCATATTTCCGTTGATGTGCTCAACCGGGGGCGGAATGTAGGGACCCGCGATGTAAATTTTCGATTTCGACTGCACCCGGTCCCACGCGAAGCTCAATCTTCGGACCCAATCCTGGAAAATAGGTGCTCCGTCCGATTCAAAAGTGAAAACAGCTTTGTAGTCGGGACACTTCTTCGTCTCCATAGAGCCGAGCACCCACTCCATGGTCGAAAACCACAAGTCATTGCAGCCATTCGGCCAGCCGGTGCCACGGCGACGGCTGGTGTGACTGAAAATGTTGAACTTCCGCTCTGCGTAGGTCGCCGCAGATGTCTCCGGGAGGCAGTCGAAGCGATTCACAAGCAGAATATCCGCTAGCTCGCAATGTTTCGGCTCCAGGTCGGCTAAAAACTTGAGCAGTTTCGCTGACGCGGCGCGGTCACCTTCCCAATACTGGAGCGCGAGGAGAATTTTCTTCATATCAGAACACCCAGTGGCCGATATGCCCACACCTAAGCCCCATGTCCACGTAAGGTTGATGCCCCGCAGCCATAGCACGCAGACAAAAACTCACATCTTCACCGCTGCCGAGCGGATTTTCGAATGCAGCCTTCGCTGCTGCGCCTTCGAGACCATTCATCACGTCGTAAGCCACCTTCCCGTCGAGCGGTTTGCCCTGGAGTTGGGAGCGAATGAAGTCCACGTCGCGCAAAAGTGTCGCTTCGGTGGACGTAAACCAGTTTCCCCCGGTGCCCTTCGGTGTCCTGGCCAACCGTGGGAACTTTTTTTCGATGTCCTCGAATACTTTTCGGTGAATCAGCATGCAGCCGGTGCCCACCCAACGAGTCGGCTTGATTAAATCATAAGGCCCGCGCGCGGCATACTCCGCTTCCTGCTTGTTTGCGGAGCCCTCGTTGTATACTGGAGGCCCGCCCTTGTGCCGCCCGAAATAAAGAGCGCCCACCAGGGTCTTGCCATGGCTCAACAAACGGTCGAGGGCATTCCAGCCCATGAATTTTTTGTCGAAACCCCAGCCGGTGAAGTGACGAAACCAATTGTCATCCCCGAAGGGAACAATCATGTCGTCATCAATGGTGAGCAGCCACTCAAACTGAGACGCCAAAAAGGTGTCCGCGCACGAGTTTCGAGAATGAGCCACGAACGCGTCACCAAAATGTAACGCGGTCGCAGTGCGTCTCCGGTCGCTAAGCTGAGAGACGCAAAACGACGTGACCGGCGAGACCTGTTTTTGCCACGGCGTAACTATCAGCACCTTCGACTGAAGGGGAACGATAGTATTTCGGGGTGGCACCACTACTGGTGTCACCCCTTCGCTGTGGTCCGAAGGGACCACTAACTCGTTCATACCGCACCTTTAGCCACACGTTGCGCCATGACCTGTTGGGCCAGGGCATCGAGGGCGTCAGCAGGCCGAGTTGTAAATTCGTTCTGCTTGGGAGGAGGTGCGGGCTGAGCATTCGGTGGAGCGCCGGACTCACGCAACCGTGAGGTGCTGGAATTTTTGATGCGGTCCAGCAAACCCTGGGCCTCTGCGAGCGCGGCCTTGGTAGTCGTAAGCTCTGCCGCTTGCGCCTTGTTCGCGTTCTGGAGATGACACATCTGCGCGAAGCCGGTCAGCAAAATAGCGCGCATCTGCGGCGAATCATCCTGGAGCGCAGACGCAAGTTGGACCTTCAAATCCTCCACGAATTTCTTACCGTTCTCGTCATCCGCTTTCGGATTGAACCAGTCGAGCTTCGAGAGCATCGGGTCGAGCACTTGCTTCGTTGCCGTGGTGTGAGAAGTCTGGGCATTGCGGAAAGCGTCTTCCCGCTGCTTGAGGTATTCGCCCATGTTAGACTCAACCTCTTTGATTGCCTGCTCCTTCTTGTGACCGGCCAGCAACGCGTCCGACATTTTCGATTCCACGATTCGCTGAAGAACCGGGTCCTTGAGCTTATTGAAAAGCTCCGACAGGTTGCAGTTCTCAGGCCCGCCGAGTTTCTTGATTTCGTCAATCACGTTCTCGCCCACGACGTCAGCCCGTTTGCGAAGCTGGGCGTAAACAAATTCGTGAATGTCGGAAACCTGTTTGTCGTATTCCTGGAATCGCGGGTCGAACTTCAGGTCGAGCTTGGCCCGCCATTCAGACAAATCTTTCATCGCCTTCTCAGCTTCGAGTTGCTGAGTCGTCGGCGTGCTAACCCGGGTGGTCAGGTCAGTGTTCTGTTTGGTAAGCTCTGCAATTTTTGCGTCGCGGTCCAAAATCTCTTTGGCCGCTTTTTCCTTGAGAGCGTTCCATGCTTCAGAAGCTTTCGGCGCGCTGCCCTGGGGAAGACTGGGAACGTCCTTGAAAACATCCTGGGCTCGCAACTTGGCAGCCTCCGCTTCAGCGGTCGCAGCATCAGCAGCAGTTTTCGCAGCAGCTTCAGCGGCTAATTCCTCCGGCGTCTTAGCAGGCGCAGCAGGTTGAGCAGCAGGCGCAGCCGGGGCAGCCGGGGCAGCCGCAGCAGGTTGGACCGCAGCAGCCGCAGCAGCTTCAATTTCCCTCTGCTTGGCCGAAGCCAAATTATCCAGTGCGGACGCCACCGGTTCAAAATCAGAAGGCTTGCCAGCCGCTGATTGACCCGCCGCGTCTTGTGCGGCCAGCCTCGCGGCGACTTCAGCATTATTAGCAGCCGGGTCAGGGACCGCAGCCGGGGGAGTATTCTGGGGTTCATTTGCCATAACTTATTCCTTGGTTATCTGGGATTCAGGTGTTGGTTCGGGTGCTGGAACAATATCCGGCACAAAATCGAGAGCGGGCTCCGGTGGCGGCTTGCCCCACTTGGCGTCGTCGTCCAACGCCGGATATTCCGTAGGCGTTTGCTCAGTAGGTTTGGAAGATGGGTGCGCGAGCCGCAAAATCTCCGAGGCGAGAATCTGGAATCCGCGAACAATTCCACTGCGAATCAAAATTTTGTTGACGTGACCCTGCTCCAGCAGAGCCGGGGTTACTTCCAGAAGCTTCGGAATAAATCTCTGTCCAGTCGGGCTGGTGAGAAATCTAGCTAGTTGTTCTTCGTCGTTCGAAGTCCAGTCAAGAGGTTGGGCTGTTATTTCCATCGGGGGGCATTATGTTGGGTGAAACTCCCGGAGGCAGGGGTGCCCCCGTGGAGAGGTGACCGTGTGCGTCAGCAATTTGTTGGGCTGCTTGGTCATGCTGACGTAATTGTGCCAGAGCTTGTCCGGCCTTGCTTAGAAAATCTTTAATCTGCGCGAGTGCCTCAGGCTTCACACCTTGCTGGACCGCATTGTTGTAATGCTCGTTGATGTGCGCAATCACCGCTTCGAGAGAGTCGGTCCCGAATTGTCCCTGGCCCATCTGTTGGGCTAATTGCTCTGCGGACGGCATCAACACCTGGAGGTGAATCATGTGGTTGTCTCGCTTCGAGACCGGCACCGCTTCTCCGTGCGACAGCAACATAAACTCCAGCATCTGCTGGCGCTGTTGCTCCGCTTGTTCGGTAGGGTCCTGGTCGGGCAGCAAAACCTTGTCCACGTAATCCTTGCCCAGGCGCGCGAGGATGTCTTCGACTTCGAGAGCGTGCTGATTGTAAAGCGGATTGCCTTTCTTCTCTGCACAGAACGCAGCGATAAGCTGGCGTTCGAGCGGAGTCAAATCTTTGATGGTGCCCGCCACCGGGGAACCCGAAAGCTCCTTGATTTCTTCCTTCGTCATGAACTCCAGCAGTTCACGCTGGGCTTCCTTCGCGTCGTCGTCTATCGTCTGAGGGTCACAAATTCTTTTCTGCATCGTGCCCACCATCTGCACGAACTGCTCCATGAAACGAGTAATTCGAACGTCCCGGCCTTCCTCCTGGCGTTGGGCCAACAGATTCCAGGCAGCCGGTGAGCGCATCGCTTCGCCCGCGCCTTCCATCTGCGGCACCGAGGTGCTCCCAATGAGGGTGTCCACAAGCTGGTTGAAATAAACGTCCAGCTTCAAAAATCCGTCCACGTTACCGTCGAGCCGTCGTTCCAGGATATCCCAGCCGGTTGGGAAAATTACCGTCGAGCCCACGACGCTCATTTTGAACGTATGGATTCTCTTCACGTCGCCTTGCACGACCATCTTGCCGGACATAATCAGCCGGTCCACAACCTCGTTGCGAGTGCGGTCAATCATTCCCGCCATCTCATAAATGTCGCGTCCGACTCCCTTGGAACCGTGCAGAGTGCCGTTGCCCTTTTGGAAGGAGAAGAACGAACAGGTATCCTCCATACTAGGGAAACGATTATCGCGCGAGAAAATCTCCAGCATCCCAGGACCGGCCATACGATAATGCGACACACTCCCGTCCACTTCTCTGGCGAGCAGCGTGTATACCACAATGACTGAGTTACCGGCCATGTAACTGGCACCAATCGTAAGCTCACGAAGAGCGTTCTGATACCAAGTTTCAAGGGTGCCACCAACATTGAGCCGGTCCCGAATCTGAATCGGCGAAGCGGTGTTGATTGCCTCGATGGTATTCTTGAGATTCCAACCCGCAGCTTCCGCAGCTTCGCGGTCTTTAATATGACGGAAAAGCTCATGGGGCAAAAAGATTTCTTTCAGCACCACAATCTGTGCCATGCGAGGGTCTGACTTTGTCCCGTCCGCTACAAAACTTTCGTCCTGCTTGAAGTGATTGGGGAACCAAGTAAACTCGTCCAGCCACGCGGTGATGGTGTGCCCGAAAATTGCGTTATCAAAAGCGATATCTTCCAGGAGGGTGGTCCAGCCTTTCCGATTTCGAATCACCCTGGTGATTACCTCACGGAACTTCTCGGTTTTCTCGGAAGCGTTCTGCCACTTGTTCGACAGCGAGGAATTAGTGAAATACTTCAGCCCGTCTACTGCGCCCTTAAAACGAGGGGCCACTCGCTCAATCATCGCGGGCAGGGGCTTGGTCGTAAAATTGCTCCGCCAGCCGAGCCCTTCGGCTTCCAGTTTGTAGGCGTCGTAGGGCCGCTCCGCGTTATACTTCGCGAGGATGCGCGAGTTTACAATAGAGCGGTTGCGGCCAGCCATGATGACGGTCTTCACCACGTCGCGCGCCATACCGACATCGCGAATCGAATGTTGCGTCGGCTTGCCCTTCGCATCAAGCTCTGGGCTCTGGATTATGCTGCCGAGGTAGTTCTGGGGATAAGGATTCAGCCCGCCAGCCCCAGCGGTGTAGTGGTCATTGACTGCCATTGCTCAGTAGAGAAGTCGCTGTGTAGCGGGTGGTTGTCAATTCTTCTTCCTTATCCAAAGCCGTTTCCATCGGCCTATCGGGCATTTCTCGGTCGCCATCATCGTCTTCGCGACGACGGAGCACCCGCACCTCAGGCACTCCCCGTCCTGGAAAAAGTCGCACATATTGCAAATCTCCAAACGCCGGTCCTGCGCCAGTGGAGGGGCAATCACCTCATAGCCCTGGAAGCTGGCGAGCTTAGCCCGAAAATATGCCGCGAAGAACTTTAGGAAGACCAAAATCATATCGTGCGCTTCCTCCAGCAGTTTGCCGGGAGTGACGCATCTTCGACTGACTGAAGCTCCAGGTTCACCGAGGTGGGCAAGTCTTCGCCGAGCGCATCACAGGCCCGAAGTCTTCCATCCTGAAAACGGCGCTCGATAATCTGCTCCCGGAGAATTTTCGTAGCAGCCCTACAAGACGCGCATCCTCCAGGAAGGTCCTTGTTATTCGGACACGTCGCGCAGATAGCCGCGCGTTGACGAGCAACTGTCTCTTCCACGAATTCTTTTTCTTTGTCTGCCTTGGTCCGTGTTAACCAAGTGAGAACGCGCGCCTTCAGCGGCTGCCGTTTTACCTGGGCCGCATGTTCCCCGTTGTCCTCCCGGCACAGCACCGGGTCGCGCGAACACGCCTGGGCGATTACCTCCTGCTCCGGATTACCGGGAGGATACCCCGCGCGCTGGCGATACAGCGTCACACGTTTGATAACCCCGGCCCAAGTGCTGGCGCGGAGAGTAGCGCCATCTGAGTCTTTGAAAAAGTGTCCCGCGTGCGGGTGAATGTTTGGATTCAACGTCTTCATAAAATCGGGTTCTCTACATCGATTGGCGCGCGCATAGATTGGTCAAGGTAATCGGACGCGTTTGACGCGTCGATTCGGAACCCGTTCTCA